GAACTGTTGGTATTGCAGGTACATTAACATACGAAGACGTAACAAATATAGATGCGATAGGAATAATTACGGCAAGAGCAGGTATAAATGTCTCTGGTGGAACAATTACTGGTGATGGTTCTGGATTAACTGGACTACCTGCAGGTGCTCCTGTTGGTGGTGCATCAACTAACACTGTGTTCTTTGAGAATGACAATTCAGTCGATGTAAGTTATACTATATCCACAGACAAAAATGCAATGGCAGCAGGACCGATAGCAATAAAATCTGGCGTCACAGTCACTGTACCATCAGGTAGTTTCTTAACCATCGTATAAATATCAGGGAGTAAAGAATCTAATGCCAGTAACGATTAACGGAAACGGAAGTATAACAGGTTTAACACAAGGTGGTATTGATGGCACTAAAGTGGTGACTACTGCAGCTCAACCTGCTGGTTCAATAGTCAAAGTTGAACAAACTCTCAAAAAAGATACATCTGTCGAGTCAGTAGCTTTAGCAACTGAAACTGGTAATTTATTTTCTGCTAGTTTCACACCAACATCAAGCAGTAATAAAATACTTGTACAATTCAGTGGATGTATTGGCATAGATAATGCTAGTAGTGGAACCAGAATTGCTCTTAGATTATATAAAGATGGATCTCTTTTAACTGATTCATTAGGTAATTCGGCAGATAGTAGAATTCGAGTAACAGCTTTGGGTGGAACTGTCGGAAATGAATACCCAGAAAATTTAGGATTTGTGTATATTGATACAGCAGGTACCACAAATGCAATTACTTATAGTGTAAAGGCATATCATGGTAGAAGTGCTACTTGTAATATTGAATTAAATCAAGATGGTACTGATGCAAATGCAAATTATACCCATAGACCAGCTGCATCATTTACATTCATGGAGATTGCAGTATGAGTAACATAAAATTAGTACATTCGGGAGGCAATAGTGTCTCTCTCACAACACCTGACAGTAACCCAGCGGCAAATCGCACCTTCAAATTACCTGGTGCCGACGGGACATCTGGGCAAGCTATGGTCACGGATGGCAGTGGTGCACTCTCATTCGCAAGTATGCCATCAGTTGATTATCAAAAAATATCATCAGGATCTTCCACAAGCACAGTTTCAAGTTTCATAATTGATAATTTAGATGTAACTACTTTTTCTAAATTTATTTTAGATTGGCAATCAATTCCTGTGGGTGATAATAAAGATTTACATATGAGATTTAGAACAGGTGGTGCGAGTGGAGTAAGTCAAACTGGTGCTTATTATGATTCTGCAACTATGGGTGTCAGTGGAACTACGGGATACTATACTGGATATCATATGAATTTAAGTTATTTTGTAATTCATCGTAATGCAGGAAATCAAGATAATGAAGGACATGGAACAAATATAACCATCATACCTCGAAAATCTGGATTTCCAGCAAGAATGGGTAATATGATAACGGCTCAAGGTTTTAGAATTGACTCAAGTGGTAATTTTAGACATGAAACCACAACTGGATACTATAATCATGGTACTCTAATCATACCTACTGGCATATATATTGATTATGAAGATGGTGCTGGTATTGGAAAATACAATTATGTTCTTTATGGTGTCAAATAAATAATAATCATGAGCACATTAAAAGTAGACGCAATCAGACACAATAGTGCAACGAGTGATGCAATCACAACAGCAGCAGATGGAACTTGCACTGGTAAGATAACAAACTACCCTCGTCGAAACTTGTTTTTGAATGGAGCATTAAATATAAGCCAAAGGGGAGATAGTTTTCCTTCAGCTAATGCTTACACGGCTGACCAATGGTACGTTTTTGTAACTGGAGTGACTGCACAACGTTTAACAACATCACCCCCTGACGGATTTACATATTATATACGTTTTCCTTCTGCAACTAGTTCTCCTATCATGTCACAGCAAATTGAATTAGACGCACAAGGAAAGGTTGGAAAGTACAAAAATAAAACTGTAACTGTTAGTTGGTATGCAAGATCAGAATCAAGCAACACGATGTATGTGGATGCTGCTTTTAAAAATAATTCTGGTGGAGGAAATTACACGACGATAGTTTCTGGAAGTAGCAGTGCTCAATCTATAACATCATCTTGGGCAAGATATACACAGACCTTTACTATTAGTGCAACACCACACGCTAATAACAAATGTTTTTCCATAATGATAAGAACACCTTCTGGTCAGGGTGGGACATTAGAATTAACTGGATTTCAGGCTGAATTTGGAGACACAGCGACTGATTTTGAACACGTTTCAAATGGAGAAGAGTACATACGTTGTTCTCGACACCTCGTTCAATATAACAACTTGGGTTCATCTGATGATCAACCTCAACTTTTTCTGGGTGTTGCAGGAGATAATAATGATTTATTTGGTCAAATATTTTTACCAAATGCTATGAGAATTCATCCTACTTTATCTTATAGTAGTGCTGATCATTTTTCGTATACGAGAGTTTTTGGTGGTGGAACTGGTGTGCTTGGAGGTAGTTTATTTATTTCTTATGCTACATCATTTCCACATCAATCTATGCCAATGAGAGCTAATGCTGCTCCAAATCCAGGTTGGACGCAAGGAGATGTTTACTTAATAAGGATGATTGGTGGTAATAATGGATACTTAAGATTTAGTGCAGAAATATAGCTTGACAAGACCAAAAAGATATACTATACTATAAATGTCTCTGAGATCCTTGTAGATTTGGGACAGAGATACTTCCCTGTGGTGGGGGAAGTGTGTTGGTGGTAACACAAAGGGAGGGTATCCTCCCTTTTTTATTTTATAAATCATTATTTAAGGCTAACAACAAAGATGAATTTCACTGTGTTTTCAAAGAAAGGATGTTCATATTGCGAAAAGGTAAAAAAGGTATTGGAGTTGACAAGTAGTAGTTTTGTGGTGTATACTTTGGGTGAACACTTTGACGAAAAAGCATTCACTGAGGAGTTTGGATTAGGTTCTACATTTCCACAAGTTGTATGTGATGGCAAAACAATAGGAGGCACGGTTGAAACAGTTAAGTTCCTCAGAGAACAAAAAATCATCTCCGTCTGAGCTAAATAAATCAAACCTCGAAATCAATCGTGGTTTTGAATTTATCCTCAATGGGGGTAAAAAGAAACAAGTGAAACCATTTTCATTTGTCTTTGATAAGATATTTAATCTTTTTAATCGAGAGATTGGTATCTATTTTGAATTTTCTTTGTCGAAAAGAAAATAACACTACCAAAGGAGTATCATGGATATTCAAGTCCTGACCGCACTTGCCTTACCTATTTCAATTATGTTTTTCATACTTGGAGCACTCATAGGTTGGGTAGCAAGAGACTATATGATGAATTATCGAGAGATTCCAAGACCACATCCTGAGATGTTTGATCCCAATGGGAATCTAGTACCAGATGAAATTGTAGCATTTAGATTTGAAAACAATTATGACAACGACAGCGAAGAAGAAGACGACTAAAAAAGATCCACTTGAACTTCCAATAAAACCATTTGCTTTTGAGGTATTGCACCTTGCATCAAAGCAAAGATCAAAGGCAAAGAAAGTTGAAGTGTTGAAGAGATATGAAGATCCATCTCTGAAAGCATTGTTTATATGGAACTTTGACGAAAGTATCGTTTCAGTTTTACCAGATGGAGAAGTTCCTTACACAGGGTACGATGATCAAACAACGTATAGTGGAACATTGACAACAAAGATATCAGAAGAAGTTCGTAAGATGCATGAAACTGGTTCTTTCTCAATGGGTGCGACTGATAAAGAAGGACACACTACAATTCGTAGAGAGTATAAGAACTTCTATCACTTTCTTAAAGGTGGTAATGATTCTTTAAATAACATTCGTCGTGAGACAATGTTTATTAACATTCTTGAAGGATTGCACCCACTTGAAGCAGAGATTATTACACTTGTAAAGGATAAAAGATTAGAAACAAAGTATAAGATTCCAAAAGATGTAGTATCAGAAGCATATTCGGATATTAGTTGGGGAGGTAGATCATGACAACTAAAACAAAAACGGAGAAGAAAGAATTGATCTGGACAAGTCAGGAAAAAGAAAATCACAAGAGTGAATATGGTTGTGAGATTCTTGTAGAAAATGGAACACTAGATCAAGTATCAGTAACTAATGCACCTACTGATGCGTTCATAATTACGTATGAGTATCAAGATAAAGTTTGTCGTGACTTGACAAGAGGTGCAAGAGTTAAGTTGTTTGATATGTACTATGATAAGTTTAAATCTGGTTTGAAGATCATTGACTATGGTAAAGGAACTATTAAACCAGCGCTATGGGGATACAATACTTCAAAGACCAAAACCAAAAAACGGAAGTAATTCCAAAAAAGGGGGAAAAAATTTTCCCCAAAATTTTTCGTGTGTAGGGTTTTGTAACAAATAATACAGAACTGCTTGCATATATAGTATGAATGTGTTAATATTAACACAACGTTCATCCCGAAAGGGACGCAAGTAAGCCGACTCGGAA